TCTCCACCACATTGTTTCCATAATTGACAAAAATAATAATCTTCACTTAAATATCTTTTCGTATTATCTTTATCTTCTAAAACACCTTGACCTTGTATTCCACAATCAAAAAAAGCATATTCAATATTACCTTTATGACTTTTAGTTTTATTATCAATATGAGCAACTACATCTGATTTATATTCTATACTTGGATATTTTTTTAATATAGTTTCAAATACTTCTTTTTTGATACACATGAAACCAGTACCAGCATAATCACACTTTTTAAAACCATCATCATTTTTACTATGATCATATTTACCTAATGGAAAATTTAAACACCAACCCATACTAGCATCTCCATTTTCAATAGGTGTATCTCTTTTTATAGGATAAGGAGAACAAGTAATAGATTTATTAAATAATAATACTCTTATAAAATCATCAGGTTTGAAACTTATATCAGCATCTATAAAAAATAAATGAGTACAATCTGTTTTTAAAAAATGAGATACTAATTTATTTCTGCCTCTAGTTATCAAACTATCTCTTACCCACATCATATTTGTTTGGATACCATTATTTAATAAAATATCTCTTACTGAAATTATAGATGATATAGTTTCTAAATGTATTTTAGTATCAAAACTTGGAATACAAATTAAAATTTTTAATTTTTCTTTTTCCATAATTTTAAAGGAGAGCCAGATGGTGTGGTGGAGTATCTGACCCTCCTCTTTCAAAACTGATTATCTTTTAAACCAGTTTGGAAGTCCTAAATGCTTTCTTCTGTCAAAAATATTTTCTTTTGACCCTTTTGTTTTTTTATTATTGTAATGTAAAAATACCTGAACATTACATTCGCCTTTGAATTTTTCTCTCCAATGTTCTAAATCACAACCTCTATATACAAGCATATCTCCAGGTTTTAAATTAATTGCTATACCTTTATCTTTTGTCATTTTATACATTTGTATATTATGTTGACCAAAATGTGGTCCATAACAATATCCTGCTTTTGGATTAGGGTTTAAGTATATTTTCCATGGATCACCACCTAAATTCATTGTTGTTGATATTTCACAACTGAATCTATCTTTATGTCTTTTTAATTCATCACCTTTTTTATATACTCTTGTATAAGAATATGATGGATTTAATTTAATACCAGTCGTTTTTTCCATTATTGGTTGACATTTAAGTAATAAAGTTTCCATAACTATATCAGCATAAGAACAATAAGTGTTTGGTATTTGTTGTTCTTCATCTTCATAAAAACCCATAATATTTTCAAATGGACTTAAATACTTTTCAGCAAGACAAGTATCATAAACTTGTTTTTTCATAAGTAAGTAATTGTAACAAAAGGTTGCTAAATCTTTTGATATAGCTGATTTTATTATTGCATATTTGTTTTTTTTAAAAGACATTAAAAATAATTAAAGTTAATTAGCATTCTATTATTACAATCTGTTGCATTAGAACCATAATGTTTTATTTCTGAATCAAAAAAAACCATTCTATTAGCTTTACTTTCTACCTTATCATCACCAATCATAGTAAAACCATTATTATTATTAACATAATATATAGCTGATTTACATTTAAAATTTTGATCATTATGTGAATCAAACTCAACTATTTTATTTGATATTGGGTTTAGATTTGCTTTTATTCTTATTAAAGATTTATAATCAATTTTTTCTAACAAAGGTTTTAATCTGTCAAAATGATTAGAATTAATATTATCATCAATATAAAAAATATGATTAAATTGATAATCAAAAAGTTTTGGTTTTTCTGTTTTAAATACTTTACCTTTAGTATAAAACCATGGAAAGTTATCTGATTCTAAAATAGCTTTTAAAATTATATGCTGATCTAAATCTAAAAAATTATCTTTTATTTTAAACATCTTTCGCCATTTCTTTGGGTATAGCTTGAATATTCCAATGTATAAATCTAAATGGTTCTTTACCAAAATCAACAGCAAACTCATGCTCTAAAAATCCAGGGAATATAATTAGTGTTCCAGGTTTCACTTTAAAATTCACTTGTTCATGTCCACTCCATACTCCTTTTAGATCAGGTTTCATTTTTAATTTTGTTGTTCTTGCACCAGTTCTAGGCTCATGAAATATAGGAAAAGATGTTTTATCACTACATTTTAAAAAATAAAAACCAGACACATGTTGATTCCAATGTATGTGTGCTGAATGATGTCCACCTCCTTTTTTAGCAAACTCTTGTACCCATAACTCAGAAAACATAGTTGTGTATTGTGACATATCATAACCTTGATGATCTAAATACTCCCAAGATTTTTGACCAATGTAAGTTCTAAAATCTAAAAAATTATTATCATTCGTAAGTGCAGTAGAATGATATGATCTTCCAAAATCTCCCCATTCTTTTATATGTTGTTTTTCTCTTTTACGAGCATCAAGTATATATTTATTACTAGCTTTATTTAAAGATTTTACAAACTCTGGTTTAACTTCTGACCAAATAGTAGTGTTAAAATAATTATTTATAAACATATTATCTAAATGGTTTTCCTAAATGCCAAACAACAAGACTATATCTTGTTCCTGATGTTACTGGTTTTACTCTATGCCATACAAAACTAGGAAATACAATAATAGAACCTTTTGGTAATATTTCTTTACATTGTATTCTATGTTTTGATTCATCACGCATATGTGGATCATAATTTCTAAAATCAAATTCTAATTCACCACCTTTATATTCTGAACCATCAGTTAATTGACAAGTCATTGATAACTTTCTTATTTTGCCATGTTCAGGGTGATTTTTATCTTTCCTGTCATAAGATTTATTCCAACTATCACAATGCCAATCATAATATTGATTTAATTTATATTTAGTAAATTGACAAGCCTCACTTCTATCCCATTCAAAATTCCATCCAGCTAACTCATTTGCTCTACGAACAAAAGGGTGTAATTCTTTATAAATCCATAGTTCACTTAACCATACTAAATCAGATTTCCTTTTTCTTTGTAAATTTTTAACATCTTCTTTATTTAATTTTTTATTTCCATAACCACCTGTTCTAGCCATAACTTCTTTTTGTGATTTAGCATATTTAATAACATCATCACAAAATTTAGGTGTTAATGCAGATTTAAAATACCAGTAATAATTAGTTAAATTCATTTGAATTTATACCTTTCAATTTATTTATTTTTTTAAATAACTTAATATTTATTGAATCAAAATTAAAATTAAAAGAAATAATTATTTTTTTTAAATCATTTAATTGTTCTGTTGCTCTATGTATAACATAGCTAGGAAAAATAACTATATCACCCTCTTTAGCATTTATTACAATTTTTTTATTTTGTAAAAAAGGATCAATTAATTCTGTTTTAGCATCTTTGCTTGAAAATTTTAAATAATAAACTCCTGTATAATTTTCACTATGTGTATGCCAACCATGTTTACCATTTTTATTGTATTGTTGAAACCAAAGATTCACAATATTAACTGTTTGATAACCTAATTTTTTTGCACATCTATCAAAATGTTTTTGTAAATAAGGTTTTAAAAATTTAACCCATTTCCTTGAAAAATCTCTTGATTGATTCCAATCAAGCCTGTGTATCAAATCTCCATAATAATCATTTTTACTTTCTAAAAAATCACAATCACTATGGTTTATATATGATATTAATTGTTTTTTTATTGACTTATGATTTTTAAAATAATCAATTAAACAAGGAGTTTCAATTTTAAATGTATTCATAAGTTGTTTTAAGTACAAAATTTAACTTTTCTTTTTGATTGTTAGAAATATGATAAAAAAGTGTACTAGGAAAAATAATAAATTTATTATTATCAAGTTTTATATCCCAACTTCTTCCTGCTCTTCTATTATCGTCATAATAAATTCGTACTAAACAGTTATCAACATCTACACCATATAACATTACATAATCAGGTGAATTTTTTAAATCAATTTTATTTACTTCATGTTCTGAAAAGAATGATTGTATTGGTTTAAACATATAACCATTTGTTTGTTTATTAACCAAATGAAAACTATATAAACAATTTATATGTTCCCTTAAAAAAGTATTTAATTTATCCCAATCTTTTGAAAAGGGGAAAGGACAATCTTGAATAATATGTTTTAAAATATCTTCTTTTAATATTTCTTGATTTATTTCAAAACCTTTAGGCATTTTAATATGCCCTGTATATAAATCTATTTGTGATAATATTTTTTTTTCAATGTCCACCATACATTAATTTTTATATATTATGCTAGTTCGTCTGTCAAATCCCAAGTTTGATTGCTTTCATTCCATACATAAAGCCATCTATTTGTTTCATCTTCATTTTGTGAAATTTGTTCAGCAGTCAAATCAGGTGCATCACCGATGGGTGATTGCCATGATGCAGTTGCAATATCTTTTATCCAAGATTCATGTGGTTTTTTTGGCCAGAAGATATTATTATCTTCGTCCCATTCATAACCTATACCTGCATAGTTACCTCTAAATGCTTTTGAGTTATCTCCTGATGAATGAGTATTACTTATAGTATTGTAAGAAGTTTGAACCCACATTTGTGCTGGCCAGTTATTATGTGTTTCTAACCATTGTTGTCCATTAGCTTCTATTTCATTACCATCAGCATCTTTCATTTCTTCATTATCCATAGTTAATACTTGGATAACTTTTCCATTCATACCTATTTTTGCAAAATGTGCCATAATGTTTTTCTCCTTATCATATTTTTAATTTTTATTCAACTATTGAAATTTATATCTAATTATTACTATTCCTGATCCACCTGCTTTTCCATGATTTGGGGTTGCACTACCACCTGATCCTCCACCACCACCTCCAGTATTAGCAGTTCCTGCAGTTCCTTGTCCTGGATTAGTACCACCATTTCCACCTCCACCTGCACCACCAGTTCCTGCAGGATTACCATTATTATTTGATGCTCCACCTCCTCCACCTGCAAAAGCAGTAGGTGTTGCGTTAATTGATGTCGTTGCACCTGCACCACCATTACCATTTGATGGATCACCAGAGTTTCCATTTACAGTAGCACCTCCTCCTCCACCACCAACACATACTGGACCACTTCCAGTTGCTCCACCATTTGAACCTTGCGGTGGTGATACTGGGGGTGTGTTTCCTGAACCACCTGCTGAACTTTGATTTGATCTTGCTCCTCCACCTGAACCACCATTTCCTCCAACTGCATTTGAACCTGATCCACCTCCACCTCCACCTGCTGAAGTTACACTTGAAAAAGTTGATGTACTACCACTAGAACCTTTTGCTGGTTGGGCACATGCACCTGCACCTCCTGCTCCAATTGTAATAGGAATAGATGATACTGTTGCTGTGATTGCATTTGGAGCTCCACCATCTAAAGGACTTGCTGTGTAAGGAGTTACTGGAGATTTAGCTTCTCTAAAGCCACCTGCTCCCCCTCCACCACCAGCATTTGCTCCTGCTCCACCACCACCTGCTATAACCATGTGTGACATAACATTATTTGCTGGTGTACCTGCAATATTGGTAATTTGAAAAGTTCCTGGACTTGTGAAAGTGTGTATTTTACAATCACCTGATGTTGTTATAGTTCCACCAGTTGCGACTAAAAAAGGTGGTTGTCCTACTTCTGTATCTTCTGCATTTTGAACATTTATCCAACCCTCTGTAGCATCAACATAAACTAATGTTGTTGCTTGACCATTTATATCTAATTTTGCATCTTCTGCAACACCACCTATTTTCTCAGAACCATTAGGTGCTATTGTTAATTTATTTGTTCCAAAAGTTCTTGTGTAATCTGAAAAAGCAACTATTGCTCCTGCACTCCCTGCTGGAAGATTAACTGTAAAAGCACTGCTTGATGTATCACAAAAATATCCCTCACCATTTGCGGCAGTAAAAGTTCCTGTTTTGATTGAACTCGTTTGCCAATCAACTGCTCCTGCTCTACCCATTCCTGATGTAGATGCACCTGATGCTATTGAAACTGTATCTCCACTTTTTCCTAGTGTAAGTGTTGATCCTGTTCTTGTTTCTACTGTGTTTACTTTTATTGTACTCATAAATTTTTACCTATTGAAACTTGTATCTAATAATTACTATTCCTGAACCTCCAGCCCCACCAGTTCCTACATTTGGACTTAATCCTGGAGCATTAGTTCCACCACCACCTCCGCCACCAGTATTTGTAGTTCCAGCAAAGCCACCTGTTGGTACTCCTAAAGGTTGACCATTTCCACCTTTTCCGCCACCACCAGCTCCTGCTTGTCCTCCTGTGCCTGGACTTCCTGGAGTTGGTCCACCTTGATCGGTACCTCCTCCTCCACCACCTGCTCTTGCAACTGGGGAACCAGTTATAGAAGTTGTGCCACCTGCACCTCCACAACCACCAAATCTTCCAGCACCATTTGCTCCGACTGCAGTAGCTCCACCTCCACCACCTCCGCCATTAGCTGGTCCACCATTTCCACCAGTAAAACCTTGTGCTGGACTTGTAGGGGGTGTATTTCCTGCGGCACCATTATTTCCAGGTTGATTTGCTCTACCTCCACCACCAGAGCCACCTGCTGGTAAAGTTGCACCACATTGTGGTCCAGCACCACCACCACTGCCACCTGCAGAAGTGATAGTTGAAAAAATTGAAGCTGATCCATCAGGAGCAGATGTTGTTGGATTTGGTGCAGATGCACCAGAACCACCTGCACCTACAGTTATAGGAAAAGATGTTGCTGTTACAGTAACATTAGTTGAACCCTCTATCGGAGAAGCTGTGTAAGTATCTACACCAGATTTAGATTCTCTAAATCCTCCTGCACCACCTCCTCCACCTCCAGAGTTTCCACCACCACCACCTCCAGCAACTACTAAATATGAAACTTCATTGTTAGCCGCACTTGGTGATAAAGAAGAAACTGTAAATGTACCTGGACTTGTAAAGGTATGAACCTTAAAATTTGTATCTGCTGTTGCTACTGTGTTTCCTCCAGTAGCTGACATAAAATTACTTCCTACATCAGCAAAAACATTATCTTGAATTGATCTCCAACCTATTGTTGAATCTATATAAACTAAAGTGATACCCTCACCCTCAGAATTTAATATTACTCCACCTGCACCACCATTTATTTTTTCTGAACCATTTGGTGAAACAGTAAAAGCATTTGTATCAAAAGTATTTCTATAATCTTGAAAAGAAATAATTGCACCTGCAGATCCTGCTGGCAATGTTGCTGTAACTTCACCACCATTTGTATCTACAAAAAATCCTTGTGTATTAACTGCTGTAAAATTTGATGTCTTTATTGAACCAGTCTGCCAATCTACAGTTCCTGTTCTTCCCATGCCTGATGTTGTTGCCCCACTCGCAATAGCAACTGTTTGACCACAAGAACCTATTGTAATTGTTGATCCACATTTTTTAATAATGTTTGAACCATCTGAAACTTTTTGAATATTATCTACTTTGATTACACTTGTCATAATTTACCTATTGAAACTTATACCTTATAATAACTATACCTGAGCCACCAGCACCACCTACTGTACTTCCTGAAAAAGGAGCACCACCTCCTCCTCCACTTCCAGTATTTGCAGTTCCTGATGGAGCTGTTCCACTTGGACCACCTCCTGGAGTTCCTCCACTTCCTGCTCCACCTGTTCCTGCATTACCATTTGGACCTGCACCTCCACCTCCTGCTCTAACAGTTGGAGTTGCATTGATTGAAGTTGTTGCTCCTGAACCACCATTTTGATCAACAAGGGGAGAGAAAGCCGAACCTGCTCCTCCTCCTCCACCTGCAACTGGAGCTGGACTTGCTGGGTGAACTCCAGTACCTCCATCATTTCCTTGAGATGGACTTACTGGTGGAGTATTACCACTTCCTCCAGGCAACACATCTGATGGTGATGAAGAACCTCCTCCACCTCCTGATCCACCATTAATATTAGCTGGTGCAGGGGTTACATTATGACCTTTACCAGCACCACCTCCAGCACTTGTTATTGGACCAAAAATTGTATTACTGCCTTTTCCTCCAGTAGCATTACTTGTTCCTCCTGATCCTCCAGCACCTACTGTAATTGGAATACCACCAGTTGAACATATTGCTAAACCTGTTGTTGCTAATGGACTAGCAGTATAACTATGAACAGAACATTTACCCTCTCTAAAACCTCCTGCTCCTCCACCACCTCCTGCTGAACCACCACCACCAGCACCTGCAATTACCATATAAGCAACTTTAGAACCACCTCCTGCTTCGTTTCCTACAGATGAAACACAAAAAGTTCCTGGACTTGTAAATGTATGTACTTTGAAATTTGTACAGACTGTAGTAATAGTTCCACCTGTTGCCGCATAAAAAGATGGAGTTATACCTGTTTCAGTATCTTCTGCGTTTTGTACATTAATCCAACCTTTTGTTGAATCTACATAAACAAAAGTTGCGGCTTGTCCTGCAATATCTAATTTTGCATCGTCACCTGAACCACCAATTTTTTCTGAACCATTTGCAGAAATAGTTAAATTATGTGTTCCAAAATTTCTAGCATAATCAGAAACTGCAACAATAGCACCAGCACTTCCTGCTGGTAAATTCATTGTTATTGCTCCACTTGCATTTATAAAATATCCCTCGCCATTCACTGCAGTAAAGGTTGAAGTTTTTGGTGTTGTTTGCCAATCTACTGAACCACTTCTACCGAAACCACTTTGTGTAGCACCACTTCCTAATGTAACTGCTGTACCACAACCACCTATAGTTAAAGTTGAACCAGATGATTTTACTATTTCATTTACTTCTATCTTACTCATACTATTACTACTGTCGCTCCTGATTCTATTGTAAGTGTTGCTGAAACAGTAAATGGACCAGCAAAAACTGCATTAGAATCTGCTGATATCAAAATACTTCTTGTTAAATCTTTTTTATGATAATTATCTACATTATCTTTGCCTGGTGCATTACCAACATATTCTATATACTCAACTGTGTTCATTGTTCCTCCTATGAAACATCTACTAATAAGCCAACAACTATATCAACATCTCCACCTGAAGCACTTGATTGAGCTTTTAAAGAGTATCCTGTTGCTAAAACATATTTACCTCTTACTATCTCAACTTTACTGTTTGGTGGAATTGATACACCTTTGGCTAATTTAAAATCATTCGATCCATCTCTTAAAGTAATATCTAAAGTTAATGAAGATGTTCCTTTATTACAAGCATTTAAACCAATCATAATTTGATTGTTTGAAGTTGCTGTGACTATATTAGTTTCACTTGCATTTGTAAGTGATACTTCTGTTGATTTAAAATTATTTGCCATTGATTATCCTCCTAAAGCTATTGCGAAAGGTATTGCGTTTGGATCGCTTTCCCCATCTATTGAAACTGTTGATGGTATAGTAGCTGAAGCCGAACCAGTTGCTAATTCAAAAACTGTGACGAAAGCACTTCCATTATAAAATTTAAAAATTATTTTTCCTGATGTATTAGTATCAGCAAATATTTGTCCAGCAACAGTTGTTGTTGGTGCTGATGTTCCACTATTATTTGAATTAATTGCAGATAATGCGTTGTTCAGATCTGTTCTGAAAGATGGGAACCCTTGGTTTGCTATGTTATAATCGTGTTGAGCCATTTTTTATAAATCCTATGATTTGCTTGTTACCATTTTTTATCTTAAAAATCAATTAAAAACCTTTGGCAATATAGTCAAAAGTCCTTGATACTGCTGTTCCACTTGAGTTTCTAAATGTTATTACGAAACCAGTGGCAGTTTTACTTGTAATATCATATTTATCTCCTGAAGACATATTATCTATCGCTAAACCTAAAGCTGGTGCTTGTTTAAATGCAGTAGGATAAGTAATAGTTTTAGCACCTGCACCTGAAACAATATTATTTTCAGATTGTATTCTATCTTCCATATCAATAGTAACACTTGCTTCAGTTATTTCAGGAGTTGCTGATCCATTAGTTGATGTCATACGAATCCTAAATTTAAAAAATCTAGCTGAATAATCACCCACTACAAAAGTTGTAAAAGCTGTGTAAGTTACATTATCATTTGAAGTTGCAACTTGTAATTCAGCAGAACAATTAGATTCTGCATCTCCATCAAATAATCCAGTTTGTGCATCAAAATTACCACTTATATTATCAAAGAGTCTATCCCTTGATATAACAGATTGAGTTATACCACCAGTTACATTAGCTTTAAATGATGAACCAATATCAATAGGTGCATCAAAATCATAAAATCCTTCTGTATCCACATTTTGATTTTTTGTACCACCATCAAAATTATGTGAAGTAATATCATCAAAATCATCTGTTGTATTATCATCAAAAAGTTCATTAGTATCTAAAACTAAAGCTGGTGTTCCATCTTCTTTAGTAATTAAAATTACATCTGTTTTAGTTCCAGAAAAAGTTGGATTTTGAACTGATGTAGCAACAGCATTAAAATTACCTATTGAAGTCACTGCTGTATAAACAACAGTCGCATTAACACTAGGATTATTTAATTTATCTCTGGCTTTAATTAAATAAGCACCAGTTTTTGCCGCAACAGAAACTGATGTAGCTGGTCTTGCAACTTTTAAAACTAAAGGTACACTATTTTGCCATTGGGCACCATCAGTCACATTTTGATACCTTAATTCATAATAAGCTAAATCTAAATCTGCTACTGCAGTCCAGTTTAAGAAAGCATCTTTACCTACAATATTTATTGATAAGTTTTCAACATCTGCAGGTGGAGCAGTTAGACCTATTACTTCATGTTCTGACGATTCTAAACTTGAACTAAATACACCATAAATATTTACACCTCTAACTCTAACTTTATAACTAGCTTTATCAATTACATTTAAAAATTCAAATTTAGTTCTTGCGGCTCTACCAATATTTACATAATCATTACTAACAGCATTACCATTAGCATCTTTAGTTTGTTTAATTTCAACTTCATATATTTCTGTAAAATTATCTGTTGCCGCAGTAATATCTATAACAAGTTTTACAATTACTGTTCCATCATTATATTCTACTAATTCATCTGATAAAGATATTGCTTGTGGTGGCGATACTTGTGTTGCTTTAGGTAAATTAGTGGCTTTACCACTTGAAACTGTTGAATAATCACTTGTTGCAAAATCATATACTGCACTTGCAGTTTCTTTAAACTGTGCATCAATTTTTAATCCACCATCTTCATTATTGATAGCAAAACCCCAATCAATAACTTGATAAGTTTTATTTGACCAACCCATTCTAGAGTTAGTCATATTAACTGTATCCCCTACTTGACAATCAAAAGCACCCATATCAAAAGATGCTGAAAAAGATATTTGTTGTCTATTTTTTAATAATTGTATTTTTGATAATCTTTGACACATTCTACTTGAATTAGTAAATGGATAATCAAATTCTGCAAATATTCTTTCATTATTATCTTCTGTTTCAAAACTAGAATTAGTTAATATAGGATAATTTTGTGGTTGATAATCATTACTTGGTTCTGAATACAAACCTTTTACTGCATTAAATAATTCTTTTTTACTTACTCTTGTATTTATTGCTAAACCACTTCTTAAGTTTTTTTCTGTAAGAGTGACTGTTGGTGTTAAAAATGTTGATGGTATTAATTTAAACTTTCCATTAGTATAAATTAAATAACCACCACAAGTAGTCATTAAATTTTCTATTATAACTTTTGGTGTTTGTTGTAATGTAAAAGAACCATTACAAGTAAATCTTTTTTCTGTTCCTGATGGATTAGTTACTGAAACTGATTCATCACAAATATTAGCACTTGCTATAAAGTTTGTATCATTTATTTCTTCATCAGAAGTTTGTAATCCATATTTTGAATCTGATAAATAATCTCTAGTACATAAAACTGGATTATCTGTATGCGTTGTAAAATTAAATTTTTGTGTAGTGCTTCCTGTGACAGAAGTTAAATTAATAGCAGTTCCTGCTTGACAGTTTGTAAAATTAGTTGCTAATTTAATTGTATTAGCATCAACTTTAATTACAAAGTAAGTAGTACCATCAGTTAAACCACCGATAGCAGTATTACCATTAACATTATATTTCGCTCTATCGTGGGTACTTAAACCATGTGAACTTAAAGTAATCGTATTATTTGATGTACTAACTGTTCCTGAAGAAGCAGTGAAACTTGTTGCTCTAGGATCAAAACATTTTTTACCTTTTATAATAGCAGATAAATTTGGTACACCATTAGGATAAACATCTGAGTCAAAACTAAATCTAGCATAAATATATGCTTTGCCTTGTATTCTATGATTAGTTGTCCAGTTTGATAACGCAGAAACTAATGTAGCATCAGCAACTTGATCATCATTTCCTAAATGTTTTTTAATTTGTAATTTACCAGCATATTGATCACTTGATGTTGGTGTAAAAATAGGGATACCATTAGCATCATTAGAAGTTGTTTCTAAACTTACTTCGTCATCATTTAAGTATATTTCATCTATGGCATCAACTTCATGTCCTGCCATTACATAAACAACATGTAAAAATTCATTTGTAGCAGATGTAGTTTCAGCAAAAACTATCGTACCACCAACTCTTGTTTCTCCATAAATAATTCTGTATGGTTGAGTAGGTGCTTTAGCTGAAGTCGTAACTCCTGTATCTAAAGCTGTATTAAAATTAGGTGGATCAATTTTAGGTGCAAGTTTTTGACCTATTACACCACCTATTATAGATGTACCAACAGAAACTAATGCTTTCATAAAGAAACTGTTCATGTTAGCACCTTTAAATATAGTACCGACTTGTGGACCTAATACAACAGCAACAGCAACTACTGCCGCAACTACAACAATTACTTTAAGAACTTTTTTAGCACCACCACCAGCTTGTGCTACTTGACCATGATATTCATAAGAATCTTCTTCTATGATATTGTCATTTTTATCATAAACTATTTTTTTATAAATTTTCACTCAATCCTCCAAGCTATTTTACAATCTTCCTTTTTAATTAATGTAATACTTTCTTTCCAATTAAACATTACTGTTTCGCCTATACAAACTCCTAATGTTCCATCTAAATCTCTTGTATCAACATAGTATAAAACATCTCCCTTTTGTGCTTTATCTATATCAACAGTTTTAAAATTATTTTCTTTAGCTATTTTTAAAGCTATGTCTAATAAATCTTTACTTTTTAATTTTTTAATTATTTTTTTTGCTTCTTTGATATTTTTATATTTTTTATCAAAAACTTTTTTACCAGTAATAGATTCTATACAATCAATAGTAAAAGTGACACAATCATTTTTACCATGTTTAAATTCTTTTTTTTCTTTTAAATTTTTTATTACTTCTTCTAATTTTGAGTTCCAATCATTTACTCGCATTAATTAGTTTTCTTGCCCCATGTAATTTCTTTATCTTGTAAGTCAGGTATAAATTCAAAACCAATATCGTTAGGGAAATCTACTTTTTGATCTTCTAAAGTGTACATTCTATTTGATGCTTTTTCAAAAGTAATTAATCTGCTTTCTAATTTTAAAGTAATCAGACAAGTATCAGCACCCTCTTGAATATTCATTACATCCATGTTGCCTTTAAATATAGTATATACATCAGCGATAACATTATTAGATGTATCAAATAAACCTAAATAAATTGCACCTTTTCTATTAGTATAATTTGCACCTAAAGCTGTTGCTATAATACTTGATTTAATTCCTGCTAAAGTCAAAGTGACACCACTCATAGATAGAGTTGATGATTCTTCGATTTCACTTACACCTAACATATCTCCAGCACCAGCAAAAGTTTTTGATGAACCACCAGCTGTCATAGTTAAATCTCCATAACCATTCCAAAATCTTAATGTACCATCACTAAACTCTAACTCTATACCGATAATTGGTTTAACTACTGATCCCTCAATAGCATTTTTAAAAGCTGTTGTTATATCTCTTGCCATTATTTAACTAATATTTTTAATATTTTTTTTCTTCCTTGATATACTTCTGTTAATGCTTCTACTTTTTTACAAGAAAATTGAACTCTTTCTGGTCTTACTTCTCTTTCTGCCATTCTTTTTGACCTCAAACAGTCACTCATTTTTTCTTTGTAAGTATGCTCAATCATTGAACCATTTAACATCATTATCAAAGCTACTACTACTTCTGTCATAATACTTTACCTTTATTAATTCCTTTTTTAATAACATATTTTTGTGTACCATTTTTACCATGTTCAACAGATTGTTTTAAATTTTTAACAAAGTTCATTTGTTTATCTTTTTTTTTTTGATCTGATATATATTGTAAAATTTGTTTAGTGATCCTTACCATTTGCTCTTACCTTGTCTTTTAATGTTTCTACTGCTTCTGTAAGTTTATCTACATCTTTCATTAATCTTTCTATATTAACTTTATTGTGCATCATTTCATCAACTCTTGTTGTTAATTTTTCTATCTCTACAATACTATCTTCTATCAATAAATATTGTTCACTATCTGCAGGAAGACTACCCATTTCTCCTCGAGGCCACTTAATTCTAAATTCAGTATTTTTTTCTAAATCACTCTCCATAAGTTTTAGTTTTGTAGAATGTACATTTAATGTTTCTACAACACCAAAATATGCCCACACACCGACTGCTACTGCGATTACAATGCTAATTAAATTCCTTAATGGGAGTTGTATATTTGTATTCTCATTTACTTTCATTTCCTTTTCCTTTTACTCATACCCATATAATGATCTCCAGGTTCATAGTTCCATTTTTTTCCATGATGTCCTCTCATATCACAATATAGCATTCGTAACTTTACTATAATTTTTCTAAATGGTCTAGGCAACTGGACCTCCGCATAATGCTAATAAAGTCATCATTATAATTAAAATCCCTGTAAAATAATAATTCATAAGTTCCTCCATTAGAGAGCCTCACTACAAGCAAATGAAATACCATAATTACTTACTTGATCTGTATCCCATTGAAACTCGTTGTTATCTAATCTCATTAAAGTTGTTGTATTTGAATAAATTACTGCGTCATCATTATTAATTGTTTCAATACCTGATCTTAATGCAGGTTCTATTTTAACATTAGCTTCTCCTGATCCATTAGCACTTACATCTTCTATAACCATATAAACATAAGAATTAATTTGTATATAATCTCCAGCTTTAAAAACATTAGCACGACTTGCTGTAAAACCATCTAATGCTACTTGATTACCAGTTTGACTAGCACCATTGACTCTGACTGTTCCTGTTGCTGTTCCTTGGATTGTTTTTCTATCTTGATCGCCCAATTTAAAAGTTCCTCTTCTACCTCTTAATGAAACAAAAAAAGCCAACCATTGTGCGGCTTTATCTTTTTTCATAGGTGGTAAAGTCATAGTCGTACTCCATTGTGCACCCTCGTGTTCAAATACTTGTTGTTGATTTGTAAAAGGCGATTCTGTTACTGCTATAACTCTAGTAAGTTTCCAGTTCTGTGTTTTAATCCCTGTGGCTGTTGGTAAAGTCAAGGGATATGATGGTGTAAATACTGCCATG